TCAGCGCGCCAACGCCCGCACATACCCCTGGCAGGCGCGCAAGGCGATCAGTCCGGCATCACCGGCGTCGGTGATGGCGATAATTCGTCGAGCATGCGCCGGGTCAAGTCGGGCGCGTACGGGGCCATGATCCACGCCGCCGGCGCCGGGGGTGGCCGGCATTGATCGGTTGGGGTTGCTGTCACTGGCAAGGAGGGCTGACAACCGCAGATCAGCAGTAGCCAGCCGGTCGCGCAAACGCGCTTGAGCCTGTTGGGCATCGAGCAGCTCCTGATAGTGGCTGTTGTCGTTGAGTTCGATCTGTTGTTCCAGCACCCGTCGTTGCTGCCGCTCGCCGAGCAACTGGCGGGTACTCGCCTCGGCCTGTTGCCGACGCGCCTCGACGTGGGCCTGCTCGCGCTGCGCCAGCTCCCGGCCGTAGCGCCAGGCCTGGACGTGCCAGGTCAGCGCCACGGCCAGTAGCAGCGGTATCAGCAGCAAGACGGCCTTGAGCCGGCTCAACAGAGCACCTCACGGGCTCGTGCCCAGAGTTTCAGGCGCTCTTCGAGACCATTGAGGCCGCCATTGATGTGCCGGGTGATGCGGTTGAACTCGCCGCGATCGGCCAACGGGTTCAACCCACGGGACTGCCAGAACCACGCCGCCGACTCACAGGCCCACTGTGGCTGCTCCAGCAGTTGCGGCAACTCCAGCAACCGCTCGTCCGCAAACAGCGCAATGCTGCAGGCACGGTAGTTGTTGCGCCCGGTAACCTGGATCAGGCCCCGGCCGCAATAGCGCTGGCCATCGCCATCGGCCTGCGGCGTGTTGCCCAGGCGCAGGGCCAGGCGGCCGGTGTCGTAGCGCGCCAGGTAGCGCTCGTTGCCCAGCTCCTTCAGATAGCGCAGTTGGCCGGACTCGTGGCCGACCTGGGCAAGAAAGGCGGCAGCGCGTCGCGGGTTGTCGATTTCCCAGCGGGACATCGACATGTTGAGCGCAGGAACGAAAACACCCGCTTGAGGGCGGGCGTTGGGGAGGATTTCTCGTAGTTGAGCTTCCGTTATCAACATGGCCGCGCCCCCTGCTAACGCACCGAGAAGGTGCTACTGCTGGCGACCGATTGGTCCCTCTCGACGTAGCACTGCGGGGCCGGAATAATCGCGGGGATGTTGCCAGAACGTATCGACATCAATTGAGCTCCGTTGGGTTTGGCTGCTTCTGCGGCCTTGAGCATGACCTCGCTGTCGGCCGGGGATCGGCCGACCAGCACGCACCAGAAAGCGGCACGCGCCGATCGTACCGAGGCCCTCACGCTAACGGGCCAGATCGCCCGATTTCATTGGTTTTTCTGTCTAGAGCAATGGGCGTAGGACACCCTCGCGCGCATTACTCAACCAGCAACCGGCGCACCGGGTGTACACGGTACTCACCGCTCTTGCCGCGGTAGTACTGCTGCCCTTCGGCCATGTGCAGGGTGAAGGCGCTATTGGCAGATTGCTGCGAACTCGATAGGTACCACTCGTTTACGAACAGCCCCGGAATGCGCTGCCAGCCGTGACTCAACTCGCCAATCGCCGGCAGGTAAAAGTCGTCGAGGCCATCGGCGCTAAAGGTGTCCGACACCTCCGCAGCGGGACGTGAATCTTCCTCCTGGACCAGGGTGGCCGTGTTCGTCCGGCCATCGATGTGATCGGTCGTCGCGCTGTCAACGCCATAGCCGCCATAGGCATGCCTGCCCACATCGGCACTGGCAAAGATGACGTAACACAAACCTTCGGGGTACTCGCGTCGCCCCGCATAGATGCCGCCCTGGCCCAGCCAGTATTCGCCAATGGCCGGTGGGGTGAGTTGTTGTTTTTGTTGTACGTTCATGGTGATGTCCTTTCTTTGAATGACTTCCTTGTCAGGGTTGATACAGCCTGGCGAATACCAGCTGATGCGGCAGTTAGCGTCAGGCTGACGTAGTGCTAGTTGTTCGGTTGCACCGGTTCCTGGGGTGCGCTACGACGCAATCAACGCGCCGTGTAGGTCCGTTGTGCCTTGTTGCCTGTGGCCCGCGCCTTTCCCTGACGGCCACCGTTGCACTCGACGGTGGTGCCCCAGCCCGACGAGGTGAAGGTCTGCTCCACCGACTCGACCAGGTATTCGCCGTCCAGCCCGAGCTTGAAGCCCTGCATATCGATGAGCCGTTCACTGAACACATCGGTGCGCCCGGCCATCTCCAGCCGCACGTGCGCCGTACTGCGGTTCAACGCAGCCAGCCGCGCGCGCGCCGCCTGCTCGGCTGCGGCCCTGTCCGGGTACAAGTGGCGGTCGGTGTAGACCGGTGCCAGCCCATCCGGTGCCTGGTCGTTGGTCAGGTGCACCAGTTGCGACTGTCCGCTTTTCTTGTCCTGATGCCGGGTTTGCACAGCCTTGTGCGTGCCCTTGTCGGCGATACGAAATTGCCAGCGGCTGACATCCCTGCGCCGCACCACGGCCGTACCCAGCGGTTGCCCACTGGCACTCTGCCCGCCCTGACGCGGCAGCATCAGCAAGCTCCCGTCGCCGATCTTTGCGGTACAGTCGTACTGCTTGGCCAAGCGAGTGATGAAGTTGAAATCCGACTCGTTGAACTGGTCGACCCGCGCCACCTTCGTGAGCACCGGGCAGGCCGGCTGCCAGCCATTGCGTGCCGCGATATCGAAGACGATCCGTTGCAACGGCACGTTTTCCCAGCTACCGCTGCGGGTAGTCTTGCCGCTGCCACGCATGTCGCTGGCCTTACCACGGATTACTACGGTGTCCGGCGGGCCGGACAACTCGACCTCATCCACGGTGTAACGCCCCAGACGCGTCAACGTCTGGCCGGCATACCCCAGGTGGACCTCGATCAGTGCCCCACGTGCCGGCAAAGCCACCGCACCATCGCGGTCATCGATACGCAACTCAAAATCGTCCGAGTCCATGCCGGGCTTGTCAGTGGTCCTCAGCAGCAACAGGCGGTCATTGATCAGCGCGGTGATGTCGTTGCCGTCGGCGACGATGCGATACACAGGTTGCATGGCTCATGCTCCAGAAGAATGTTCAGTCCCACAACTGCACCATTGCCTCGCTCGCCGTCGTCAGCACCGGCAGCACGATCAGTACCCCGGCGCGAAACGGCTGCGGCTCGTCGGCTAGGCCCTGATTGGCATTGAGCACGGCCTCGACGCTGCCGTTCAGGTGCCCGTAGTAGTGCTGGCACAAGGTGTCGAGCAGGTCTCCTTCAGAGGTTCTGCAAGTCGTCGCCATAGCTCACAAACTCCAGTGAAAAGCCTTGTTTACGCGGAATGCCACCTGCCAGCAGGCTGCTCTGGTCTTCGTCGATGCCGGTCAGGCACCAGTTGCCCAGTACTTCGCCATAACCGCTGGTCAGGCTCAATGGGCACAACTGGCGGCCGATACTGCGCAAGGTCTGCAACTGCCCCAGCCCGCCTTTGAAGCCGGGAAAAATCGCCCCGCGAATGCTGATTTTTTCCTCGCTCAAGCTCACCGCCTGCTGCGCGACACTGCGTGCCAGACGCTCCTGACCGACCCAGCGGAAGCTGGTCTGCCGGCGCAGCTCATCGAACGCGGCGGTGTCGAGGTTGAAGTAATAGGCCGGCGACTCGCCATCCAGCGGTTGCAGGATCAGCAGGTGCGGAAAAGGCTTCACCGCCTCCACGGCAGGCGTGGCCTCGGGGGCGAAGCTGCTGGTAGGCAGGATGTTGCCCAGCGACGGGCTGATCCTGCCGGCGATCCGGTTGATGCTGGCAGCCGCCTTGGCCGCTTGCACACCGAACGCCTGCACCCGCGCCTGCACCTGAACGACCACCGCCTGCGCCTGGTCGTATTTCGCTGACATCTGGTTCACCGCCGCTTGCGCGGTATGAATAGCGCGCAGGGTGCGTTGCAACTTGGCGCCAATTGCCGGGCCGACGAAGGGGATGCCCTCCAGCTCGGCGACGGCACCGGTGATATCGCCGACCGCGCTATTCATCGGCGCGAGCATTTCGTCGGCACTGCGCCGCCCAGCTTCACCGGCCGCCGCAACGTAGCGCAGCGCCGATTGCAGTTGTTGCAGGTAATTCATAGTGGCTCCTTAAACCTGAACATGCGGAGCATCAGCCAGCTGGCGCGAGGTGGCCATGCGCATCATTTCTTCGAACTGCCGACGGATCATCGCTTGCAGGTCCTGGGTGAACAGGCCGACATCGGGCACGCTGCCCTGCACGGTGATCGGCATGTTCGGGGTGAAGGTGAATTGCTGGGTGACCTGCGCCGGCAGTTGCTGGCTCGCAGCTGCGGCCTGACTCAACCCCGGCAGGCGCTGCTCGGCAGGGCTAGCTGGCGCCATTGCCCGCACCACTTCGCCCGGCTGGGTAGCGCCCGGCTTGTCCGGGGCGGCAGGTTTGTCGGCGTCCTTGGGGGCGAAAACGGTCTTGCCGACCCAGCCACCGATGGCCTCACCGACCAGCGGCCCGACCGTTGCTGCCAGCATCGGTCCGACCACGGGAATGAACGCAGTACCAACCGAACCGACCAGACTACCGATGGCTCGACCGTAGCCTTCAGCTTTGTCTTGCGCAGTTTCGGCGTTGGCCAAAGTATCGAGCGTTTGAGAGGTCGCTTCGGTAACGGCCCCGCCGCCCCCATGGGGGCGCGCAGCACGCCCAGGGTTAGTGGTAAGGCTCAGCGCATTGCCAGGTCGTGGTGCGCTGCGAGGCTTGGCCTGGCCTTTGCCGCCGCCCTTGCGACGCTTGTCCTGCATCGCCTTCTGGCGGAATTGGCTGTCCGGCGATATGGCCGGCGAGGGAGCTTGGCTGGCAGGTGCAGGCACTGGCTTGGCAGGCTCGGGTAGCGGTTCAACTGCCGGCTTGGGCACATCGGGCGACGGCGGTGCGCGCTTGAAACGTTCGCGCACCTTATCCACCAGAATGCCGCCGAGAGCCTTGCCCTTGAATGCCAACACCGTCGTACCCAGTACGGCACCAATGGCAATAGCGACCTTGGCGAAGGCGCCCAATCCCGAGTAAGCGTTCGCTGTACTGGCAACAAACGCAGTGGTATTGAGTGTTACACCACGCAAGGCATCGCCCAGCCCACGTAACGCATCATCGACAGCCTGGGACGTTTCGATCAGTTGCTGTTCGACTGTTGCGCGGCGCAATGACAAATCGCTGTCGAGCACCTCGGCGGCACGCTTTCGGGCAGCGGGGTCCTTGCCCTGCAATTGCTTCTGCAAATCGCTCATCTGCACCGTCGACAACGGCTCGGCCGCGGCCTCTGCGCTACCCTTACGTTGCAGCGCGACCAGTCCGAGAGCCGTTTGCATACCGCCCGGATCCTTCACCCCGGCCTCACGCAGCAGCGACTGCATCAGCTTGGCCGTGCCCTCGCTGTCTGCCCCCTGCCCGACCACATACTTGGCTGCCAGCGGCAGGTAAGCCAGTGCCTGACCCAGCCCCATGCCGGTATCGACCAGTTGCTTGAGCAACACGACACTGGCGTTACGCTCCATACCAGTGTCTTTCGACACACTGCCGACCTGTTTGCGGACTGTCTCTTCGGTTTTCTCAAGTTCTTTTTCGGATTTCACCCCGGTGTGAATCGAGACATCCCGAATCAGCTTCTCGTAGCCGGCACTGATCGTGACTGGCAAGGCCAATGCCTGCGCGGTCTTCACGGCGTCGCCGACCACGGGTACGTCCTTGATGACCTCAAGGCTGCCCTTGGTTTCAGTGGCTTCCTTGTCCGCCGGTTTGACCACAGCAGCCGGCAGGGTAACCGACACCGCAATAGCTTCCCTGCCCTGTCGCGCCAGCCGCCCCAATTCGACGTTTTGTTGCTGCAGCAGGCCCAGATTGCTGTCCATATAACGCCGCAAAGCCACGTACAGCGCCGCTTCGCCAGACTCGCTGCGGACCAGAGCCTCTTGCAGGTTTTCGCTCTCCTCGAGGAGGTCCTCAAGCAGCTTGCGCTGATCGCTGTTTTTCTCCAGTTTGCGCAGGCGGTCATCGACCGCCTTGAACACGTTACCTACCGTGAACGTCACGGAGGCGCCGATTTCTAGCTTGAATGTCTGATTCGCCATCAGGTCCTCCTCTGGCCGCGTCATGCGCTCAACCCGTGAGCCACCAGACCATGTCGCCGAACGACATACTCATGATCTCGGCTGCGGAAAAGTTCAGCTCCTGGGCGAGCCGCCTGGCTGCCGCCTTCTGCGAGACCGGGTCAAACCTCGTCATCCTGCACCAGGCGAAAATACCCGGCCTGCAAGCGGCCATAGTCCTTCAGCGACAGGCCTTCGAGGTCCTTGATGCCAACCTCGGCCAGCGAGGCAAACAGGTTCAGTTCGCGCTGCTCGTCATCGCTGTCGACCTGCGCCTGGGCGACACGGATGTCGCGCACGGTAGGTGCCCGCAGCGTCAGGCTGTCGACCTGTAGGCCATTGGCCTCGGCAGGCTTGGTTAGCCGCACCACGACGCGCTCGGCGCTGACGCTGAGCCAGCTCGGTGAATTGTTGGACGGGGTCATGGGCACTCCTTATAGGCCAAGGGCGGCACGTTGCGCGGCGAGCTGGTCGACGCCGTTGATCACGCGTTTCATGCCCAGTGGGTCGATCTCATAGACCGCGCGCCCATCCACTTCCAGCTTGTAGTAGGTCAGTGCCACGTTGTGCTTGATCTCGGCCTTGTCGCCGGGCTTCCAGTCGCCCATGTCGACTTCCTTGAGGGCGCCGCGCAGGGTCACGATCACCGGGGTGATCTGGCCCTTGAGACCTTTGAAGGCCCCCCGGAAGGTGCCGTTGAAGGCACTGCCGTCGGCCAGGCCGAAGAACTTCAGCGACTCGCGACGTACGCCGGTGGTGACGAAGCCGGCTTCCTGTTTTTCCATGCCCTGGTCCATCTCGACCGGCATGTCCATGCCGCCGGCACGGTGCTCTTCCATTTTCAGGGTGAGCTTGGGCAGCGTCAGACTCGGGACATCGCCCTGGAAGCTCACGCCGTCGACGAACAGGTTCAGGTTCGCCAGAGTTTCGGGAATCATTGCCATGGTTGTAGTGCTCCTTGAGTTAAGCGGTGGTATCGAGAACTTCGGTCAGCCATTGGTTGGTCACTTCGACGCGGAAATTCGGATTCTCCGCAGGCGGCACGTCGGTGAAGCGAATGTTCCAGTAGACCTTGCCCTGCTCCAGCTGGCTGGCCGTGTTCAGTTCCGTGTCGGCGAACACTTCGAAGTTGATGATCGCGCCCTGTGCCTTGAGGTCGCGCATGAACGCCTGGAGGCCTTCGGTGACATCCTTGACGTAGGTGGCGGTGATCGAGCGGTCGACCGCCCATTTGTGTCCGTAGAGGATCGCGTCCATGACGATGTCCATGGTCCGCACACGGGTGACGAAGGCCCATTTCGGGTCGCTGCTCAGAGTCCGGTTGCCCCACAGGCGGTAGCCGTCGTCGCGGATGATGGTGCTGATGTTGGCGTTGTTCAGCAGGTTCGCGCGGCAGGTTTCGTCGCCGTCGAGAAACTCGATCGGGCGCGTGGTGCCGGTGATGCCGACGAACTCCTTGTTCGACGGCGAGGCCCAGAAGCCGTACTCGCGGTCGGTCCAGGCGAACAGCCCGGCGACGAAGGCCGAGGCCGGGGCGTCGACAGTGGCGTTCGCGGTGGTGTCCCAGTACTGCACCCCCGGATCAACCAGGAACGCACGTTTGGCGCCGAAGTGTTCCGCGTAGGCCAGAGCCGCTTCGTCGGTGCTGTTCGGGCCGTCGATGATGGCCACGCCGCGCAGTTTGTCGGCCAGTGCTACCAGGGCGCTACCGACGGCCTGGGTGGCGCTGTGTTTCGGCGTCACCAGCAGGCGCGGTTGGGCGTTGAAGCGGCTCTTACCGTCGAGCAGCGCTTGCAGGCCTGTGCGTTTGCCGTCGGCGAGCACACTGCCGATGATGGCCGAGGTCTGCTCGGCGGCATCTTCAAGCTTGGCCACACCACAGGCGACGATCACCGCCTTGGCCCGGGTGTAGATGGCCTGGCAGGCCTTGGTGATCGCCGAACCGGCGCCGAAGGCGGCGATGGCTTCGCGCTCGCTGGTGATCAGCACCAGCTCGTTGGCCTTGGCTGCTGCCGTCGGGCCTTCGGTAAAGGTGTCGACCAGGCCGATGATCGAGGACGACGGCAAGGCGATGGTGCGGGCGCCGGTGTCGACGTTGGTGACCGTAACACCATGGAAAAATCCGCTAGTCATTGTTCAAGCTCCAATAAATAAAAGCCCCGCTTCAGCGGGGCTTTGGGAATGTGCTGCGTCGGGCGCAGCGGAAAAGAACCACCCTCTCGGGCGCAAGGTCATGGTGTAACCGAGGCTAGCCACACCGGGGCCACAGGGCGTTTGCTGGCGTCAGGAAAAGCAGCAGACAACGGCCACTCGCGGAGTGCCTGGCGATATCCCAGCAGCTCGCCGAACTGCACGATAGTCAGCGAGCTGATGGCCCCCAGGTCGATTTCATCGCGGTGCCGTGCGACGCTGCGGTCGGTGTGCTGCAGAACGTCGTCGCGCCACGAACGCTCGACTGCTTGCTGTTGGGCCCTGTTGGGGCCGAGCCGGGCACGCAGCATCGGCATGCCCTGTTCGCTGGGAACGATTTCAAGCCCGGCTTCCTGGCCACCGAGCAGCTCCAGGTAAACGGAAAGCGCGATGCTCACCGCGTCCGCAGGTACGTTATCGCTCACACCCGGAGAGAAGAAACCGCCTAGTGTGGCGCTGTACAGCACCGTGTTTTCACTTGCCATACGCCCTCCAGAAGAGGGTCTGTGCCAAAGATCGGGAAGGTCCGGTGTTCGCGTCGATCAGGATGGTTGAAAGTGAAGCGCCATTCTTCTTGGCCCCTACGGTCATGAACTGATCCCCGCCCAGCAAACCTGCGTTCTGGGTTGTCGCCATCACGCCGAAAACTGCCGTGTTGAAGGCGATAGGTAAGGTAATGGTCATCTGGATGTTGTCCTCGATCGTTACCACACCCCATTGTTCAATGAAGCCGCTTGGCTCACGCTTCCACCCGGTGGCACCGAGCGAAGCAGAGAACTGGGTGCTGTACTTGAGCGCCAGCGTACCGCCGACCAGACGCCATTCGATGCCGGAGGTCTGCATGAAAACCGCTGTTTCATCCCGCTCGAGTACTGGGTTCAACAACACTCCGCCACTCGTCAACGTCAACGAGGCACCAGCCGGAGCGGCAACGGTCACCAGGGCTTCGGAGTTGCCCGCCAGCGTTACCAGCCCACCACGCGTCGAAGCACCGAACTCTGGTAGGGTCACCACATAGGAAGACTGCGTGCCCCCACAGAAGGTGATACCGCCAATCGCCGAAGCGCTCAGTGCAGTCGCCCCGCTGATGGAGGCCGAGGTTGAATACCGCTGTCCCACCTGTGTTACATAGCCGGTAGTGGCAAGACGCAGTGAAGCATCGAACTGAGTGGGAGCGGGGGCAGTGGGGACCCCGGCGAAGGCAGGCGACAAAAGCCGAGCAAGGCCATTGGTGATGTCCATGAAGGTCAATGCGGTGCCCCCCAGTACAATCGGGTCATCGGTCACCAGTTGCCAGATGGTGTCAGCCTGGGTTACGCCGGTTTCAACCGATACCGTAAGGCCAGCTGTTACCTTGGCCGAGCTATCGGCATCAGTAGAGCGCAACCAGGCGCCGGCAGACGCGACATAGATACCATTTAGGGCCGCCTGGGTCTGGTTTTTGACCAGAATCCGGTCACCAGCCGCAAGCGGTGCTACCCAGTCAGCACCGGCCTGTACAGCCAGCCCTGAAAGGTTGATTGCAGCCTTGGTCGCGTAGCGGCATGAGGTCTTGGCATCGAGCTTCGCCAGTTCCTCGGCAATCCGCAGATCCACCCATTCCCGAGAGGCGGTGACGACTGCCGGGTCAATCTTCAACGCAACGTTGGCAACATTGCCGAAGACAACGTGCATGCGCACGGTTTGAGTGCGCCCTGAGCCTTGGGTCAATAAAGGTTTGTAGCTCGGCGCGGGTTTGGCGACAGCAACAAAGTTACCATCGGCATCTTCCAATGCCAGCTCCCGCATCCACCAGCCGCCGATATCCGGCGGCAAGATCAGCTCTGCGACCAATACACCAGGGTCCTGGGGCGACTTGTACAAACTGTTTAGCGGTGCGCGGTAAACCCTACGCACCAATGCCGCTTGCGAGGGGCTTGGCGTGGGGTCTGGAAACTGCGCAGGATCGCCTCCGGCATCGCCGATCAGCATGTGCGAAATTTTCCAGGGAATACCCAATGCGTTGGCATTGGTTTGGCGCGCAACCCCGATAGTGGTCAGGAAGCCGCCGAACTGCGTCGTTAAGTTAGCCATTTAAATAGACATCCAGAATGTCGGTAGTGTGGTCGGCGAGCGCATGGTGCCCGGCCAGATAAATCTCGATATCCGCAGACTCCCAGGGGTAGACCTCCAGCACGTCACCATCGCATACAGCAACCGCCTGATAGGCGCCCAGCCGGGTTTCCAGACTGATATCCAACTGAGTCATATGTCGTGTCACTGGCTTAGCGTCATCAATCAGCCAGGACAACTCACGGTAGACGTCCTCCGTGATACCGGTTTCGGATACACCGATTTTCAGTGAGAAGGTGCCAGCAACGCCTTGGGGTTCGGTCTGAAACCACTCCACGACATCAATCAAATAACCGAATGGCTCCACTACTTGGCGCAGCGCACCAATAGTTCCCTTGCGTGCATGCACACCAAAGGAAGAGCGAATCACCGAACGTTTGATCGCCTCGGGCCAGCTGTCGTCCCAGCGGTCCACCGACCAGGCCCAGGCCAGCTGGTGAAGCAGATGTACCGGGCAGGTGTCAGGGTTGTAGAGGGCCCGCAAGGCCACTTCGAGCGGGTCCTCGGCGGCCACTTCGAGTGCGCGTTCCAGCGGTGTGCGGTTGAGCGGGAGGAAACTTTTCATCTCAGCCTCCACGGGTCACGGAGATGCCCGTACACCACGCGGCCTGCGATTTCCCCGGGCGAATGTCGCTCCAGCCCGGCAGCTCGACCCGGCTGACCCCGGCAATGTGCAACTGGGCATCGATCGCCGAGCGCGCCACCTCCACGCCAAGCCGCCGCCGTGGATTAATCCAGGCTTGCAGACGGCGCTGGCATTCCAGCAGCGTCGCTTCGTTTTCCGGGCCGTTGCCGTTCATGTACAACGTGGCATCGATGCGGTAGGGCACTACTTCGGCGCGCTGTACGATCAGCCGGTCGGCCACCGGGCGGATGTTTTCGTCATTCAGATAGGCCGCGACTTCCGCGAGCAGTTCAGGGCTCGCGACGCCATTAGCGTCCATGCTCAGAACGGTCACATTGACCACCGCTGGCGACGGACTCTCGGCGGTCGCATCGGCGACCTGCCCTGAAGCATTGCGTGCATGCAGGATGTAGCTGTTGCGCGGTCCCGCCGTGGTCAAGCCTTCGTACACCAGTTGGACCCGCTCACGCAGGGCGTCGTCCTCTTCCAGCAGCGGTTGCAGCGGTGGCACGGCAGCAGGGTCCGCCGCTTGTACCACCAGACGCTTAAGCTGTACGTTGGCCGCCAACTGGTCGAGGTCGCTGCCTTGCGCATAGGCCAGCAGCAAGGCCTTGACCGCGTCGTTGACCCGCGCCCGGTTCAGCAGCTTGCGGTAAGCGCCAACTTCCAGCAACTTGCTGATAGGGTCGCTCTCCAGGGCCGCGTTCCAGTTATCGCCCATGTGCGCACGGAAGGCTGCCAGGTCCTGCTCGTACAGGGCCTCGAAGTCGAGGTCTTCCAGTAATTGCGGCGCGGGTAGCGCCGATAGATCAACGATACTCATGCCGTCACCTCGACGATCTGCCGGTCACCCAGGTACTGCCCGGTGAGCTGCAGGGTAATTTGTCCTCCGACTACCGCCGTCACCCGTACCCGCTCCAGTTTCAGACGCGGCTCCCAGCGTGACAGCGAGCGCGCCACCTCGGCCTGCACGGCGCTCTTCCAGCCATCGTTGACCGGTAGGTCGACGAAGCGGCGCAGGCTGCTGCCGTACTCCGGGCGCATGCGCCGACTGCCCAGCGGCGTGGCCAGAATGTCCTCGATGGACTGGCGCAGATGGGAGATGCCGGATAGCGGCAAGCCGCTGCGGCGATCCACTCCGATCATCGCGTTACTCCTTGTGGTGATGGCCAGGAGGCGTCCTGGCAGAAAAAAGGCCCACCGTGGTGAGCCTGGTCAGTGCTTGTGGTTCGGCGTGTTGCCGGCGGTGTCGATAATCTTGCCGCCGCCATTGATATCGCCGCTGACGCGCAGGTTGCCGTCGATCTGCACCGCACCGGTCAGGCTGATGCTGGCGGCGTTGGCGCTGATGGCGCTGTCGGTGAGCACTGCCGAACTGGCGCCGACCTTGATGCTAACGGTGCCGCTCGGTAACTCGATGCTGTAGCTGCGCGCCTGCCAGTCGTAGACCAGCGAGCCGCCATCGGCGAAGCGCCAGGTTTCGACATGGTCGCGGTTGTCCGGGGCGGCGCCGGCGTTGCCATACAGGCCGGTAACGAAGGTGCCCTGGGCCGGCTCGCCGCTGGGGCTGAGCAGCACGCCCTGCTCGCCCAACGTTGGCGAGCGCCAGTGCCGGGCCTGACCGGCCGCCTGGCTATGCCAGCGCACCCAGGCACTGGTCCAGCCGGCGCCATCGCTGACGCGGACGCGGGCTGCGGCAAGGTCGACGCCGACCACCCGGCAAGGAATCAGCAGCGCGGCAAGCATGCGGTCGTGGGCAGCGCTGGCGTAGTTCATACGAGGTCCTCCGGCTTGTGATAGTCGGCCTCATGGCCGGCACCGGTGTCGGGGCTGAGGCCGACCAGCAGCGACCCCGGCGGCTCGTCCGGCCATGGCCATTGCGCTTCGCCGAGGTACAGCGGCTGCTGCCACTGCACTTGCCAGGCCACATAGGGGCTGGGTTCGACGCTAACGACGGCGCTGGCCTGGACGTTGGCGCTGGCCTCGACAAAGCCCAGGCCCCAGAACTGCTTGCGCAGCAGCACGGTCAGTTGCGCCGCCAGTGTCGCGGCCTGCATTGACGCCTGGGTGGCATCGGCACCGACCAGTAGTCGAGCGACAAAGGTGGCCAGTACCGCGCAACGTCCATCGCCAGCGTCACGGCCCGACTGCAGGCCGCTCAGGCCGTGCAGCAGTGCCGGCAGTGGGATGTCCGCAGCCGGGCTGGCAAGGGCTTCGACGGTTGCCAACTGCGGCATGCCGGCCTTGAGGGTGGCACTGACGGCCGCGTGCAACTGGGTCAGTTCAATCACGACGTTCTCCCATGCAAGGGTGCCTTGCGGTCTATTCAGGGCGAAAAAAAACCCGCCGCAGGCGGGTTCTAGGTGGATACGGTGTTCAGGCTGTCTGCGGCTTGCGCTGGCGCAGCCAGACCACGCCACTGGAGATGAAACTGGCCAGGGACAGGCACACCAGGACGATCGCCATCATCAGGCCGTGCTGATTGCTTACGGCAACGGTGTGGGCCTTGATTGCCGGGGTATGCAGCACATAGCCTTGCGGGGTGAATACTTCACGCACCACCGGCCGTTCAGTGCCCTCGTCGATCGTTACATAGACCGGCGAATGCAGCGCAATGCCGGAGGCGGCGTAGTTGCTCTTGAAGGTATAGATACCCGAGGTGTGATACAGGCGCTTGCCGGGCAACGGGTATTTGATGGTGAAGGAAACCATGGAGCGGTCGGTCTTCCATTCACTGGGGCCACCAGTGACTTTGCCGAGCAAGGTCACACCGGTGTTTGCCGCTGGGGTTGGTGGGCTTTGCCAGCATAGGACCGGGATCAGGGTCATCACGGCCATGATCACCCCGAACCAGCGCAGGATTCGTAGCTGGAGCGCAAGCGGCTGGCTGCGGAGCATTTTGATCCAGGCAAGCATGTATGGTCCTGTCCTTGGGAAAGCCCGACACACTAGCATGAATCGAAGTGAGGCCATCGCCGGACAAGCCCGCTCCCACAAAGCACGCTCCGTCCCTGTGCGAGCGGGTTCGTCCCGCGATCCAGCGCAGGGCTGCCGCGCCTTTCTACCAGTTGTACGAGAACACCGTAAACGGCCCGTACTCAATCAAGCGGCGCACCGACTTCAGCGTCGGGGGATAGCCGAAGCGCGCCCACGCCGGCATCTCGGCGGCAATCGAGAAACTGCCGTTGGCCTGCACCCGTGCATACGCGGTCGGCTGCCCGGCAGTACCGGTCTGCCACAGCGGCACATTGTTCGCGCCATAGATCACGAAATTGCCGTCGCTTTGCATCACCGCGCGGGTCGCGCCCTTGTTCTGCGTCCAGCTCGCCCAGCGGGCCATTCGACACCACCAGGTTACCGACGGACTGGAAGATCAGCGTGGTACCGCCACACACGTAGCGCTTGTCGACCTCCAGCGTGTTACCGGCGGGAATCATGATTGCTGGCTGATCCGGGGTCACTGCAATAGCACTGTTGCTGGCCCAGCACACCGTAGAAGGGGGTTAAAGCGAACATATCGAGTACCTGTCATTGGCGTTACTGAAAGATGCTTCGGGTTGCTGCTATCTATCCGTTTGCGATTGGGTAATACCCAGGCGTTTCGCCGCCCAACGTTCGTACAGCCCGATGGCGACATCGGCGCCGGCCATCGCGGTCAGGCAGCCGAACGCACTGGCGGTCCAGATCGACATGCCGCTGGCGTACAGCAGCATCACCGCCGAAACCCCGCAGACCATGCAGGCCCCCGAGCGCAGCAGGAGCCGCCTGAACAGCCCCCAGCCACGGATGCCGGCCTTATCGGCCCGCCACATCTCGCCGCTGAGTCCGCCCAGCAACGCCAGGACGATCACCAACCAGATCGGCATATCCAGCAACGCCTGTTGCTCGTTAGTCACGGTCCTGTCTCCTTGTTGATCCCGCACAGCCAGGGGCTGGCAGGAGGTGCTTGAAAGCCGATTGCCCGGCATTCCAAAAAGCCCGGTCGCCCAGGCTTTTCAGTAATGCGTCGTCTACCGCCGGCCACGACTGGTGCGCCGTGCGGTTGCATTTCGAGTTGTTCCTCCGGCCGCGGCCGCCTGCCCGCCGGATAACTGCTTCTGGTGCTTTACGCTGCACACCCGGGTCAGTTGCCAACCCTCTGAACAGTTGAGGCCTGTTCATCGCTGCCTGTGTCGCCGCCGGTGTTCGTCCGGCTTGAGGCAGAGATTATGCATTGATGCATATGCAGTCAATGCATTTATGGAAATATTTATGCATTATATTTTGCGCATATGCATGAAAGCCTTGTGCTGACAGGGCTGGCGGGGGTTTCTCGGGGCGAAAAAAAACCCGCCGAGGCGGGCTTGGGGAGACGGGGCTGGGC